GTGCCATTATGGAAAAATACAAATAAAGTAAACATAAAAACCCCTTATTTTTTAACTTTTTGAGCTTGAAGCGCTTTTTCTAGCTCTTTTTTATAGGCCACTGGGTTAGCTTCAAAGGCTTTTTGTTGAGCCTTCCAATATGCGTTAGTAGCATCCCAAGCGCGTCTAAAGTCTTGATTTTGTTGCGGTGTATTGTGCATATTTGCCCCTTAAATTGATTTAATCTTGATCACTTTAGCCATTTTTACACCGTGCGCGGGGTAAGCAATTAGCGGGATATTTTTTTGCCAGCATGCACGGCAACCGCTGCACTTTCCCGCGTTTTCATAGGCTTTGCAGAGTGTCATAGCTTCGCTGGCATGCGCTGCCGTGGGTACTATCACGCTACCATGTAAGCCGTCTATGTAAGAGCCGTCTACACTGTCACTTGAAAAGCGAAGCGCTACATTCTCAAGAGCTGCCATTTTCTTGAAGACGTTTTTATACTTGGGGAATTTATGCATGCGCGTGGGTAGCCAGTGCTTAACCCACGTGGTTAGCTTCATTACTTCATAGACTTTTTCAGCTAATGCCAGCGAATAAAGATCGCCAGAATCCAGCCAGCGGAAATAGCGATCGCTATCTAGCGTTTTGACCATATCGGCAACCCAGTCTAGACGCTGCCAGTCTTCCCTATTAGATAGACGGGGGGCTTTGACGTTAGGATAACGATAATTTCCCGTTGTCGCATAGCAACCGCTGCATGCATCCACTAAAGTGCCGTCCCCGTTAAGTGAGCCTGGGCATGTGTCTAGCGCTTGAAGGCTCCAAGAGCGGATACCGTCTAGTTTTGACGTTTTAGAAATTTTGATCATGATTAACACCTATTAAAAAGAAAAGAGAAAAGATTTTTAGACGGCTTTACAGTTTGGGCAATATGGATAGCAAAACGGCTCTTCTATCGGCTTTTCAGTGCATCCACAAAAAGCACAATAAAAGTCTGTCAATTGACAATCGCACATTAAAGGCTCTTCCACGTGTCTAGCCGTGGAGGCTTCAAATTTGTAGGCGCTTTGAACCATTGAAGACAAAAATTTACGGTCTAGTCTTTGAATTGTTGCCATTTTTTAACCCTTTAATGCCAGCTCAACGCCTAGAAGGTTGCCAAGAATGGCATTGTAAATTTCGCGCCTTGAATGATAGTACTCAGCGAAGCGCTCTCCCGTGCGATAGTTGCGCCATTGATTTTGAGCATAATTGGCTTCAATATCTGCCACTAAAGAATTGTCGCGGTAATAGTCTTTGAAGCCTTCTAGATCATAGTGAGCAATAAAGCCGCTGCACTGATACAAAAAATCGTACCCACGTTTGTTTAGCTTTTCTATGTTGCCGCACGCTGCCAGCACGTTTTTAATGATTAGCGCTTGAGTTTTTTTGTCGATAGCATCCATTTTTAACCCCTTATTTAGTCAAAACGTCAAAGTAAGCCAGCATAAAAGCCAGCATAGAAACCCAGTAGAAGGCAAAGAGTGCAAAATTTAATACGTTTTTCATAATTTCACCTATTAACGTGCAGAGACGCGAATTGCAGAGAAGGCCGCGCCCTGACTGGTGTGAGCCGTGATCAATTGACGAGAAGGGGAAAAGTGATTAGCGACACTCTGCCAGTCAGTGGAAATTCTGCCAGCGGAAAGAATCACGGCAGCTTTATACAAACGGCCTTCAATACGTGGAGTGCCAGCAGCTTCGATAGCGGCCTTCAAAGTCTTTTCCGTGGCTTGAAGATCAGCTATTTGAGCGCGGATAAAGCCTAATTGATCAACGGCTTCGGCAGCAGTGATAACGGGTGAGACTTGGGGGAGGGTTGCATTCATGATTAACACCTATTAAAGAATCCTAGTGCTGCTAGGTCAGTCAGTCTTAAGACTTGGAAAGAATGTAACACCGTTTGACGGATTGTCTATTGAATATTTTCTATCCCGTTTTGAGTGCCGATAGTCTTTGATTATGTAGCCACAAAAAGAAAAGAAAAGAAGATTAATCGGGGCATGGGTTTGCTCTTCTTATAGGGATAGATATAGGGGAGGATAGAAGGGTAGATAGTAGGCTTACTCAGGGCTTAGGGCTTGATTAGACACGGATAGACGTTAGCCATTGATAGACCATAAAAGACTAGAAGACACTCTATCGCACACTGGCACATGATCAGCTTATGCGCGTATGAGACACAATGCATAAGAAGCCAGCTTGATATAACGGCAAAGCATATAAGCCAGTGCTGCCAGTCTATTTGATAGATCGTGCATTATGTAAAGAAGATTAATGCGAATCAGTATCAATCAGCCTTGTTGGTTCCACGCAACGCCGTTGGTTCCACGCAACAGCCCCCCCCTTCATTGACAGCGAGGGGGCGCAGGGACTGGCCTCTCTAACACCTACCGAAAAATAGTTTCAACACACATCCAAAAACACCACCTAAAAAAAAATTTACACCCTCCGAAAAATAGTTTTGAAAATGTAGGCATATAATCAAGACTCCAAGACGCATGAGGATTGGGTCATAGAATCGGTCATGGAGCCTCTGAGAGTTCGGTGTCTTGCAAGCAAGCCGACTACAAGTTTTTAATCCCGATGAGACTATGGGTTCGCTACCTTAAACAGTCCTCAGCCGTGTTGGTGTTATGGTTCTAGTCAAACACACCTATGCAAGGTGAGAGTTATTGCATTAAAGCTCCCAAACCAATTGACGACTGGTTCGCCAACAGCTTGTAAAAAAAATCGCGGCTTTGCTCCGCTGAAAGGTCTTATGGGACTCCTAGATGGTGATATGCCTGAGAAGCCTGAAGAGGCAGACATCAATGGTCTAACGGCTAAGACTAATGCTGAGATGCGTGATACGCTAGTTAAGACTCAGATGCTTGGTCCTGACAAGACTGGTGCTGCTAACGGTGGCTACTGGCGTGAGTTGGCTAAGGTGTGGCGTATTGCACCCATTCAGGCTCGTCGTCGCCTCTGTGCCAATTGCGAGTACTTTGACAACACCCCTGAGATGCTGGCTGAGATGGAGTCAATTCCTGAAGACCGTTTCGATGCCGATGGTGGTGGTCGAGGCTACTGCCACAAGTTTGAGTTCATTTGCCACAACCTGCGTGTCTGCAAGGCGTGGGAACGTAAAGATTACGAAGAAGCTGAATAAGGAGCGTTCATGGCTGGTTTTCCAATGCGTCGAGCGTTAGAGAAGAAGATTGAAGAGTTGGGTGGGATTGAGTTTGTCTCGTCCCATATAGCCGAGGGTATGACTATTGGTCGACTCGCTGAGTTCATTGAGTGTTCTCGCCCAATGCTGTCCTTTTGGATCAACCAAACTGAAGACCGTAAAAATGCCGTTCTTTCCGCACGTAAGCTCAAAGCTGAAAAACTGGCTGAAGATGCTTTGGACATCGCTGATTTCGCTGATGGCGCTTCCTCTTCGGCTGTCAACAAGGCTCGTCTACAAGTGGATACTCGTAAATGGATGGCTTCTAAACTCGATCCTGAAGGCTTTGGCGAGAAATCGAACACCGAAGTAAATATCTCGATTGGCGACCTACATCTTCAAGCACTGAAGCACATGGGAAAAGCTATCGAAGTCACTGAAGTCATAGAGAATATCTAATGGCTGTACTTTCTGGTCATGGAGTGATAAAATTCATGCATGAAAACTTGCTCCAAGTGCCTAGTCGAAAAGCCTATTGAATCATTTCAGTTCCGCAAGGAGACTCAGAAATACAGGGCTGTCTGCAACCAATGCCGAGCTTCCGCAGAAAAGGAGCGAAGAGTTGAAAAGGCAGATGAGATTAGGCAAAAGGATCGAGATAGATGGAACTCCGACCAGAACGGTAGGCGCACAAAGTCTCTGGAAAGGCTTAGGAAGCGCTACCATGACATCATTTCCGACAAGGAAGGGCATGACAAGGAGAAGGCCAGAAATAGGCTTAGAGCCAAAAGGTTTGCTTCATACTGGCGTGCAATGGTTGCCAAGAGACGTGCTACAAAACTGAATGCAACCACTGTGTGGCTTTCTTCAGATGACAAATGGTTGATTCAGCAAGCCTATGAGCTGGCATACTTGAGGACAGAAAAATTCGGCTTCGCGTGGGATGTTGACCACATCGTTCCGCTGCAAAGCAAAAAAGTGTGCGGTCTTCATGTCCCGTGGAATTTGCAAGTTATTCCATCGGTTGTTAATAAATCAAAAGGAAACAGGTTCACTGAATGAATAATCCGTTCATCGAGTTCATCAAGAAATATAGAAACGACCCTGTATCATTCGTTAGGGAAGTGTTGGGCACTGAGCCTGATACTTGGCAGATTGAGTTCTTGGACGCTGTCGCTGCTGGCAACAGGAAAATCTCCATTCGATCTGGGCATGGTATCGGGAAATCTACTGCTGGTTCATGGGCCATGCTATGGTATCTGCTCACACGATACCCAGTTAAAGTCGTTGTTACTGCGCCGACAAGCTCACAACTATATGATGCGCTTTTTGCAGAATTGAAGCGTTGGGTAAAAGAACTACCTGCGCCTATCCAAGAGCTTCTCGATGTCAAACAAGAACGTATCGAACTCAAAGCCTCAGCAACCGAGGCCTTCATTTCTGCTCGAACCTCACGAGCCGAACAGCCAGAAGCCCTCCAAGGTATCCACTCAGAACACGTCATGCTCATCGCAGACGAAGCCTCTGGTGTGCCAGAACAGGTATTTGAAGCTGCTGCTGGCTCTATGTCTGGTCATAGCGCTGTTACTATTTTGTTTGGTAACCCTGTCCGTTCTAGCGGCTTTTTCTTTGATACACATAACCGTCTAAAAGACGACTGGTGGACAAAGCGAGTATCTTGTGTAGACTCTAAGCGAGTTTCTGACGACTTTGTGAACGACATGAAGTCTAGATATGGAGAAGACTCAAATGCTTTCCGCATCCGTGTTCTTGGCGAGTTCCCACGATCTGATGACGATACCATCATTCCTATGGACCTCCTTGAGTCAGCAAAACACAGGGATGTCATTGCCTACGAAGATGCCCCCATCGTCTGGGGACTGGACGTGGCGCGTTTTGGGTCGGACTCCTCAGTTCTATGTAAGAGACAATCCAACGTGGTCACCACCCTCGACAAGTGGCGAAACCTAGACCTGATGCAATTGACTGGAGCCGTAGTTGCCCAATATGAAGCCTGTGGACCAAAAGAAAAGCCTGTTGAAATCCTTGTCGACTCTATTGGCCTCGGTGCTGGTGTTGTTGACCGTCTACGTGAGCTTAATCTTCCTGCTCGTGGTATCAATGTGTCTGAGTCTCCCGCTATGGGCCAGACTTATATCAATCTACGCGCAGAACTTTGGGGAAAAGCTAAAGCATGGCTGGAAAAGCGTGATTGCAAAATTCCGAACAACGAAGACCTAATCGCTGAACTGGCGACAGTCCGTTACTCGTTCAACAGCAGCGGCAAGATGAAAATTGAATCCAAAGACGATATTCGCCGCCGTGGACTGAAATCACCTGACATGGCTGATGCTTTCGTTTTAACTTTTGCTTCTGATGCTGGTGTTGCAAGCTATGGATTTAAGCAGTCTTGGGGAAGTGCTTTAAAAAGAAGCATCCGTGGGATAGTTTGATTAGTTTCAACTATTGAGATACCATTGGGGAAAGGAGTTTCCTATGAAATACACTAAAGCCGCAAAGAAGATTGCCGCTGTGATGGGCGAATTTAAAGACAAATCTTTGCACTCTGGCAAAGGTGGTCCTGTCGTCAAGAATCCAAAACAAGCTATTGCTATCGCCATGAGCGAGGCAAAGATGCCTAAGAAGAAAAAGGCCAAGTAATGGAACCGATTACCGCAGGTTTATCAAGCCTCTTGTCAATGTTTGGCCTAGAGGGTCTTCTTGGAAGCACTGCCGCTGCTAGTACTGCCGCTGCTGCGCCTGGCGCAACCGCTGGTGCTAGTGGTCTTGGTATGACTGCTGGTACAGGAGCGCCAGCCTTAACTGCTCAAATGGGCGCTGGAACTAACCTGTTTGCCCCTCAAGCAACAGCAGCTATGGGCGCATCTTCTGCTGCCGCTCCTGCCTACACTGACATCGCAATTAAGATGGGTGGCCTTGAGGGTTTAAAGAAGGTTGGCAATTCATTGATGGACCCAAACATGTCTTTGCATGACAAGTTCAATGCAGCAGCGCCTGAGTTGTACAAACAAACTCAACAAGGTCAAGCAACTTTTTCTCAGTTGCAGCAAGGAAATCAACCTATGCAAATGCCTTCATATGCTCGTCAATCTATGCCTTACCAAGGCGGTGGCATTGAAGAAATTCTCAAGCGCCAGCAAGGTTTGTTGCGCTAATTAGGAACACTATGTACGAAGAAGAAAACAAAGACCCTCTATTGATGGCAGAAATGCTCAAGCGTGAGATGGAGGTTGCAGAAGAAGACATCATGACCGAGGAAGAACTCCAAGGCATTGTCAGCTCTGAAATCACTGATGCTGTGACATTCATTGATGAGGATATTGGTGGTCTTCGCGCACAAGCAACTGAGTATTACCTTGGTCAACCATTTGGTGACGAAGAAGAAGGTCGCTCACAAGTTGTGTCGATGGATGTCCACGATACAGTGCAAGGCATGTTGCCAAGCCTGATGCGTATCTTCTTTGGTCCAGACCGTGTTGTTGAGTTTGCCCCACAAGGTCCAGAAGACATTGCTCAAGCAAGCCAAGCTACTGACTATTGCGACTTCATCTTTAAGCGCGACAACAACGGATTCAAGATTCTCCATTCCGTATTTAAAGATGCGCTGATCCGTAAGGTTGGCGTGGTTAAGTACTGGTGGGATGAGTCTGTCACTGTCAAAGCAGAACACTTCACTGGCCTTGATGAAAACAGCATGTTGTTGTTGACACAAGACCCAGAAGTTGAGATTTCGGCGGTCCGTGAATATCCCATACTCGGGATGCCTCCTCAAATGAACGAGGCAATGGGTATCATGATGCCGCCACCCATGCAGTATGACGTTGAAATCAAACGCCGTACTAAGTCTGGCAAAGTCAAGATCGAAGCCCTTCCTCCAGAAGAGTTTTTGATTGATCGCCGCGCTAAGTCTATTGATGACGCTACATTTGTTGGACACCGTTCAATGAAGACAGTGTCTGAACTCGTGGCTATGGGTTATGAGTATGATGACGTGTCTGAGGTGGCTGGTGACGGCTATGAGTTCGACACAAACCAAGAATACCAAGCCCGTAATCCACTGGCTATCGTTCGTGGCTCTACCAATCCAGACCCAACTACAAAGCACGTTCTTTATATCGAATCTTATATAAAGGTCGATTTTGATGGCGATGGTATTGCTGAACTGCGTAAGATTTGCACAATCGGTGGTTCGCACAAAGTGGTTCATAACGAGATCGTTGACGAGCGTCAGTTTGCTGACTTCTGTCCTGATCCAGAGCCACACACATTCTTTGGTCAATGCCCTGCCGATGTCACTATGGACATCCAGCGCATCAAGTCAAACATCCAGCGCGGTATGTTGGACTCTTTGAGCCAGTCCATCCACCCACGCACTGCTGTGGTTGAGGGTCAGGCAAACATCGAAGACGTGCTGAATACTGAAGTTGGTGCGATTATCCGTATGAGAGCGCCTGGCATGGTCCAGCCGTTCAATATCCCCTTCGTTGGGCAAGCCGCTTTCCCAATGTTGGAGTACATGGATGACGTTAAGCAAAACCGTACAGGTATCTCTAAAGCTGCTTCTGGCCTTGATGCTGATGCTTTGCAATCGACCACGAAGGCGGCTGTAAGCGCTACCGTAAATGCTGCCCACCAGCACATTGAGATGATCGCCCGTATCTTTGCTGAAACTGGTCTGCGTAAGCTGTTTCAAGGCATCTTGAAGCTGGTTGTTGAAAATCAAGACAAAGAGCGCATGGTCCGTCTGAGCAACAAGTTTGTGCAGATCGACCCACGTTCTTGGGATGCCAACATGGACTTAGTTGTCAACGTAGGCGTAGGCGATGGCACTGTTCAAGAACGAGTTGCTGTGCTTGGCATGGTTGCGGCCCGTCAAGAAGAGATCATGAAGACAGGCGGGTTCAATAACCCAGTTGTTTCCTTGCCTCAGTACACCAACACATTGACCAAAATGCTGGAAATGTCTGGCATCAAAGATAGCCAGAACTACTTCACACAGCTCCCTGCTGACTTCCAGTTGCCTGAGCAACCTCAAAAGAAGACACCAGAAGAGATGTTGGCTGAAGTTCAAGCCCAATCTATCCAAGCAGATATCCAGAAAAAGGCTGCTGAGTTGGAGTTGAAGCGCGATGAAATGATTCGTGCTGATGACCGTGAGCGTGACCGTATCGAGCAGGATGGCATTTTGCGCCGCTACGAGATGGAATTGAAATACAATACACAAATTCAAACGGCAGAAATCAATGCTGCCTTGAATAAAAACCGTGAATTGGAAAATCAACAAGACCAAGCAGTTCTTGATGAGTACAACCGCCAACAACAAGCGTACATGCAAGCGGTTCAGGAACAACAGGCGTTACAACAACTTCCACCTCAACAAGACCAAGCAGTCCCACAACAAGGGTTCTAAATGGACGAATTAGAGATTAATTTGCAGCGCGGTGATCGTGCCAAGCTGCTTCTCGAAGACGAGCTTCTCAATGAGATGCTCAAAAAGATTGAAGAGGATTGCTTCCGTGAAATCCGTGCTTCTACCCTTCTCGAAGGCGAAGTCCGTGAGAAAGCGTATTTAATCCTGAAGACCGTAGATATTCTTAAAACGAAGTTGCGGTCTGTTTACGATACTGGCAAGATGGCAGAAGTTACTCTTGCAAAGCGCCGTGGTCGTCCACCACTGGCAAAATGATTTTTAACTAAGAGGTGAATATGTCCGATAACGCACAAGCAATCGGGATGAGTGTGAATGATGCAGCGCAAAGTTTTGCTTCCATGCTAGACACCGAAGAGGCTGTTGACACTGGTGCAGAGGCGCAAACTACTGATGAGGAAACTCAGGAAGTAGAGTCTGATGATTTGGAATCTGTGGAGCCGCAAGATGAAACAGAGGAAGATTCGGAAGACGTAGAAGGTGAAGAAGAGGAATCCGAAGAGGAAGCACCTGTTGAATCCAAGTTTGTCGTCAAAGTTGATGGCAAGG